AACCTTTAGAAATACTTGCTGACTTACAGGTATTAGAGGCTAAAATAGTAGAAACTGTAAACGATAAAAATAAATAATGGATCTTTCTACCTCATATACTATTAAAGCTCAAGTAACAGGGCAAAATCAAATAGGTGGACTTAGTAAGGGTTTAGGTAAATTACAAACTAACACTAATAAAACATCAGCAGCAATGAACAAACTTAAAACCGCTGCTGGTAATGCTTTTGGTGTATTAAAAAATTTAGCACCTGCTTTAGGTGTTGCAGGTCTAGGTAAGTTAGTAAATGACACTTTACAGTTAGGCGATCAATTAGAAAAGATGAGCCAAAAAACAGGTTTAGCTGTACCTGTATTAGATAAGTTAAGGCAAGCTGCTGACTTAGGTGGTACAGAATTTAAAACATTAAGTCGGGCTTTGCCTACCCTCGCTAAAAATATGCAAGATGCAAGTGATGGTATAGGTACTGCTAAAGATGCATTTGATAGGTTAGGTTTAGGTGTTACTAATGCAGATGGATCACTAAAATCATTAGATACAATGTTTTTTGAGATTGGTGACAAAATAAAAAATATGGATGATAGAACACTAGCCGCTGCAAATGCTGCTGAAATATTTGGTACTGGTATGGGTGCAAAGTTAATACCAATAATGAATCAAGGTAGTGACGCAATACAAAATCTAAGTACTGGCTTTACGCAGCTAAGTGCTGAAAGAATGGCTGCTTTTAATGATAATGTCGCACAGATGGGAGAAAAATTTAATGTACTAAAAGTACAACTTACAGAGGCTGTTTTGCCTATATTATCTAAACTTGTAGATATTATAAGTAGTGCTGCACAAAAATTTGCAAAATTACCTGCACCTGTAAAAGCTATAAGTGTTGCTTTTGCACTAATTGCACCTGCTATTATAGCTATTGCCCCTGTAATAGCTGCGTTAATAGTTTCTTTCAAAACAATAGCAGCCGTTAAAATGGGTGTTGTAATAGCAAAAATAACAACCGCTTTTGGTGGGGTTTTAGCTGCTGTAAAAGCAGCCATTGTAGGTTTCGCACCTTTATTAGCTGCTGGCGCAATACCAGCGGCCATTATTGGTTTAGGTGTTCTTATATTTAAATTTAGAGATCAAATAGGGAATGCTTTAAAAGGGGTTGGACAGTTTTTTGTAGATGCTTTTTCACCTTTAACTAGTTTTATTGGAAATATTTTTAATGGTGCTATGGATTTAGCTAGAAATGCATTTAACAGATTGCCAAATATTGTGCAAGAGGCAATAAAATTTGCAACAGCACCTTTAAGAGGTTTTATAAGTTTTTTACAGAATATTCTTAATATGTTAGGCAGAGTGCGAAACGCAAAATCAAATCCACCAAAACCACCAAAACCACCTACCTCATTAAGTAGTTCTGCATCATCAGGTGGATCTGCATCTGGTTTATCTGCTTCATCTGGTTCATCTGGTTTGTATGCATCCTCTTCAAATGTGTATACATCAGCTTTATCTGGTAGTTCAAGCTCATCAGCTTTATCTTCATCAAGTGGTTCAAGCAGTTTAAATACTAGTCAAAGTAGTTCAAGTGGTTTAACAGCAACACAATTGCCTAGTGGTGGGTATTCTATAAGCCAAAGTAGTAGACCACCAAAACCACCTAATATAAATATCCAGACAGGTAATGTAGTACAAATGGATAATACAAATTATGTTACTACTCAAGATTTAGAAAGAGCAGTATCGAGTGCAACAAGACAGACTTTTAATTATATTGAAGCAGGTGGAGTTAGGCATTATTTATAAATATGGCTAATTTTGATATTTTAACTTTTCTTGAATATTATCCAGATAAATCAAGTGTTTTAGATAGTAACGGTAAAAGATCTCCTACAATTGCACATCAAAATTTTTATCAATCTGCACAAAATCTTACAGCGGATTCAGCTATAGATCAAAGTATGAATTTTACATATCTTGCATTTGATGCAAATGGTTTTGCTTCTACTGAAGCTAGTGATATTAATACCTTGACGATAAATATTGCTGCTACAGCTTCTATCGTTGACTTAACAGAAACTGCCATGACAGGCGATAGATTAGTAATCGCATCTTTATATATACAATCTATAGGACAAGAAACATTCAGTAATTCAGCTACCTTAGTTTCTAGATATATTGGTACAATTGATAATGCAACACTTAATGAAACTACTGTTACATGGACTGTTACACCAGCAATATCAAAACAAAGAGCACAAGTCCCTACAAAAAGAATTAGTAGTGATTTATTAGGTAGGTTTGTTGCGCCATGAATAATATTATTTTTGCTTTAAAAATTAATGCAATTTTAGAAGATGATACTGAAGTTACAGATGTAACAGGTATTATTATTGATAATAAAAGGGTTTATAAATTATCAGATGGTACTGTTTTATCAGGTACAAAAAAAATAAAAACTATTAAAAGTGCTGAAAATCTAGGTGCGGTAGAATATTTAATAAATATAATGTCTTTAGATAAATCTTAAAATATATATTATGGGTAGTATTACACAAAACTTAGATGATATTTTAGATGAAGACGGTAAAGTTAAAGGTAGTGGTGGATATTATATTGGAGGTCATAAGCCTGTACCAATAGGAACTGTATATAGGGGACCAGCCTTCCGAGGTCGCAGACAATCAATATCTAAAGTTGGACAAGATTCTCAAATATTAGATGAGAGTTTAGAAAATTTTAAAAAACCTAAATCTGATTTAGATGTTAAACAAAGAATTGCAAGTACAGGTGAAACAGTGCCTATCGTATTTGGTCATAGACTAAACGATAAAAATATCGGTGGCGTTTGGATTCAACCTAGTCTACTTAAGGCAGGTACATTTAATTTTAGGCAGAGTTATTTATTTGCAATATCTCAAGGTGAAATAGTAAGTAGTCCTACAAAAGGTACAACATATACAGGATTAAAAAAGGTTCAATTATTAGCAGATACATCAATAACAACAACAAATATATATAATTCCGCTGCAACATTAGCAGCTAATCCTAATACTTGTCCTATACAGGGTACAGGGTTATTTTGTGGATACGAAAATTATTCATATTTAACAGCAGTAATGCCAGCTAGTACAGGTTCAGTTATACATAAATTTCCAGATTTAAAAAAAGATTATTTTACATTTAATATGCTAACAGTGGGTACAGGTGATACTAGTAATAGTACATTTACTAACAGTGCGCAAACATTTGACGCGGAAACTGGCACTAATTTAACTGCTAATATTCCATCAGGTACGCCATTAATAACCCATGGCGGGCAAACTCAAGGAACACCTCAATCTAATACATGGAATACTAGAAGAGATGGGGCATTCAATTTTTTAGGGTCAAATGTTTTAGGGGGTCAACCTGTAGGTACAATAATTAGTTTAGTTAATATTGCTAATGGTGCTTTAGGTGCGCCTTATAATGCAGAAACTGTAGCTGCTGGTATTCGTACACAATCAGATTTAAATTTAATAAATGCTATAAATAATGGTAAAAGTCAATTTTATAGGAAATATACTTTCACTAGTGTAAATAATCAACGTAATCCTAGTAATCCAGCTAGTTCAGGTACTTTAACAGGTGTTCAACTTGAATATATTATTGGCAATAGAAACAATATAAATACATATACTAATTTAGATAATTCAAGTTATGCTGATATAACTTTTTTATCTATATTTGGTCAGTTATTCGAGTCACCTTTTGAAGGTACATACCCATCAGATTCAAAACAGGTATATGTATTTTATGCACAAGGCGTAAAAGTAGATTTATATAGTCAAGGATTATCAGGTTCTTCTTATACTCAAGGGGCGAGTAATCAGTTTGTAGATTTAGCAATGCATTTATTTAAAATTTATAAAAAAATTGACGGTAATAATACTGCTGACATAGTTGCACCTGTTGATACTTCAAACTTACAGTCTTTAGCCTTATTTAATCACAACAATGATATTTATTTTAATGGTACTGTATCAAAATCTGTAAATATTATTGATTACATAACAACAATTGCACCATATTATTTTTTAGCTTTTTTATCTGTAGGTGGAAAATTTCAATTCGCACCAACTTTACCTATAAATAGCAGTAATCAATTTGACACAACTGCTTTAACACCCGCTGCTACATTTACAGAGGCAAACATAATAAGAAATACATTTCAAAAAATATATTTAAATGTAGAAGATAGAAGAGAATTTATAGCTAATGTTATTTATACACATTGTGTTCCTAGCGAGGTATCAAAATCTAAAACTGCTACAGTAAGATTTGCTAGCACTTCGTTAGATGCACCTACAGAACAATTTGATTTAACAGAATTTTGTACTAGCGTAAACCATGCCATGTTATATGCAAAATATGAATTAGCTAGACGTAAGCACAGTAGTCATGACATAAGTTTTTCTACACCATTAGTAACAACAGCATTAATACCGACAAGCCTAATAAAAGTACAATTACAGAGAGAAAACAGTGCAGGTGATAATAGGACAGAAATTAATTATTATCAAATTACTAGCATTACTTATGATAATGATGGAATTAGCAATATACAAGCTTCACATTTCCCATTAAATGCTAGTAATGTTTCAGAAATAACAAACGAAATTTTAACTGGTTCTTTTACAATTTTACAATGACTACTTTTCCTTCTTTAGAGCCTTTAAAAACTAGTTTATCTTATGGTGATTATCCAATAAATAAACATCAAGGTTTAAGTGGTGCAAATGTTAGATTTAAACTAGGTAATAAAAGAATCGAACAAATATTAGTTATAGAATATGAACACTTAACAGAAACACAAACTCAAAGCTTATTGAATCATTTCAATGAACAAAATGGCTCAATAGTACCCTTTGATCTTTCTGCTATTATTTGGTCTGCATGGTCAACACCACCTATAAGTAATAGTAATTATCAATGGAGATACAATAAAACTTTAAGTGTAAGTTTGTCAGCTCCAAAGCGATATAGTGTGTCTGTAGAACTAATAACTGTTCCTGTATAATGGCTACTTTTCCTTCAATAATCCCTAGTAGTAGATTATTTATTACTGGTAATTTTCCAAATTCAATACTATCTTCATCTAGTGGTGTTACTACAGGTTTCAGGAGAGGTAATAGGCGTACAGAACAAATATTACAACTAGGTTTTTTAAATTTAACAGAAACACAAGTTAATTTAATTAGGACACATTTTGATGGTCAAGGTGGTAGTTTTGAAATATTTTTATTATCTTCTAGTGTTTGGTCAGGTTATTCATCTCCACCTTTAGCTATACAAAGTGATGTCGCATGGTTATATTCAAAGCCGCCATCAATTACAGATAGTATTTTGAGTAGCAGGTGGAATGTTGAATTGGAATTAGTTACAGTTCCTATTGATACAGGTGATTTTATATATGATGCTGGTAATTCTAGCGCAACACCTGCTAGAGCTAATATATTAGATGCCTTAACAAGTAGCTCAACACCTGCTAGAACTAATATAATAGATGGTAGAAACTCTGCGTAATTATGACAGTTACAATAACCGCTTTACAAAAACAAAGAAGGGATACTGCTAGTAATTGGACAACTAATAATACTGTTTTATTGGCAGGTGAATGGGGTATAGAATCTGATACAAAAAAATTTAAAATAGGTGATGGATCAACAGCATGGCAGTCACTTGATTATGTACCTATACCAGATACAAATAGATTATTAACTGGGAATCTAACTGTAGGTACAAACTTAAATGTTAGCGGAAATGCAGTTGTTACAGGTGATTTAACTGTCTCAGGTACTACTACAACTGTTAATACTACAAATCTTGATATTGAGGATAAAAATATAACTCTTGGCAAGGTTTCAAACCCATCAGATACCCTCGCAGATGGTGGTGGTATTACATTAAAAGGTTCAACAGATAAAACTTTTAATTGGGTAGATGCTACAGATTCATGGACATCTTCAGAACATTTTTCTGTATCAGGCCAAAAAGAAATAAGATATTTAGACTCTGATTCTTCACATCATGTTGGATTTAAAGCACCTTCAACAGTTACATCTAATGTTGTATGGACTTTACCAGCTACAGATGCAGCGGTTAATGGATATGTTTTAGCTAGTGATGCAAGCGGAAATTTAAGTTGGGTAGATCCAGGCTCTACTACTAACCCTACATTTACAGGTGATTTAACAATACAAAATGATGGGAATATTAGAGGTATTGCTACAGTACAAGCAATTTATACGGGTTCAACAAAAGTTTTAACTGTTACAGTAGCAAGTAAAACCGCTGCACATAGATATAACGGTACTGGTTCAAGTAATGGATATAAAATAGATGGATATGAATCACCTTTTATTACATTAACACCAGGTAGAGTATATAAGTTTGATCAAGCAGATAGTAGTAATACTGGTCACCCTTTACGTTTTTATCTAGAAGCTGATAAGACAACAGCATATACAACAAATGTGGCAACGAGTGGAACACCTGGCAGCAGTGGAGCTTATACAGAAATTACTGTGACTGATGACACCCCATCAGTTCTGCATTATCAGTGTTCATCGCACGCATATATGGGTAATGCTGTTAGTACAAATAGTAATGTAGTTAACGCAGATAGAATTACGTCAGGAACTATCCCAGATGCTAGATTTCCAGCTACTTTACCTGCTATTAGTGGTGCTAACTTAACCAACCTACCCGCTGCAAATCTTAGCAATTTGAATGCTACTAATTTAACAAGTGGAACAGTTCCAGATGCTAGATTTCCAGCTACTTTACCTGCTTCAAGCGGTGTTAATTTAACTGCATTAAATGGAAGCAATATAACATCTGGAACAATAGCAGCAGCTAGAGTTGCTACATTAAATCAAGATACAACAGGATCAGCAGCAACACTAACAACACCAAGGGCTATTAATGGTGTTAACTTTGATGGTTCTGCTGCTATAACTATAGCTGATTCAACAAAAATGCCTCTTACTGGTGGTACTTTTTCAGCAGAAGTAATTTTTCAAAAAGAAATAACTGAAACAGTATTTGCTATTACTGATGCTTCATCTGTTGCTTTAGACCCTATAAATGGAATGATACAAACATGGACTTTAGGAGCTAACAGAACTGCTACAGATAGCTTAACTACAGGTCAATCTATGCTGCTTATAATAACTGCTAGTGGGTCTAACTATTCATTAACTTGGCCTACTATAACTTGGCGTGGTGGTTCCGCGCCTACACTAGGAGGAGCTACACCAACAGCAATAGAATTATTTAAGGTAGGTAGTACATTATATGGTGCAAATGTTGGAGATTTAGGTTAATATGCGTAATCACTTACTACGTGCTGCTGCTGGTAATGTTGGTGCTGCTGGCGTAATAAAACCAGGTGCTGTAATGCATTGGGATTTTGGTGATTCAAGCTGTTGGAATAGAACTAACTCAACGGTTTTAGATCTAAGTGGTAATAGTCGAAATGCTGCAATAAAAAATTATAATTCATCATATGCAGGTTTAGGTCAAACATGGAGCCATTCATATAATTCAGCCAATGGAGGATATTTAGAAGCTAGTGCAACATACACTAACGAACCATACTATACAGCTATGCCTGGTGTTAGTGTTAGTGGAAGTTCAGCATCACAATCAGATCTTTTTCGTATACCTTCAGGGGGGGGTACACATAATTTATGGTGGTCTACAAGTTCATCATTAGCTGCATATACTCTCGAATTTATTTATGATGCAGTATTGCCTAGAATTGGTTCTACTGGGGCTTATTCAAACAAAACAACATCTTCTTCAAAATCTTATATAGGATATTCAACAGGTTCTCTTTACGAATTTCATACATACGGTAGTGACGCAAGCGGTAATTTTACAAAACCTGTAATGGGACTTTTTCTTGGTCAGTCTGATTTTGCTGAAATTGGTTTTACTGGCACTGATAACGATGCTAATGGTGCTGCTGCTTGGCAATTAACTAATAGTCATCCACCATATGCTAATTTTTCTTATAGTGGTAGTAATACAGGTTGGGAGCAAGTAATAGTAACTAGAGATACTAGCGGTAATTTAAAAATGTATAGAAATAAAAATTTATTTTATTCAGTAACTTCAAACACTGATTATTACCAAACTCATTCAGCCTTTTTTATACAAATTTTTAGTATATATTCACAGTGGTTTGCTTTTCAAGGAAAATGGGGAGTTATGAGGGGTTATGATCAATCTTTTACGCAAGCAGATGTTACAAGTCAATACAACGCACAAAAATCCCGATTTGGGTTACCTTAAAATTTAATTATGAACTATGCAATCATTGATGGTACTACTGTAAAAAACACTGGTACAATTCAACAACTTTTTCCTAATACTAGCTTTCCTGTAAGTGGAGTTACAACAGATTTTTTAACGGAAAATAATGTAGTGGAACTAGTAGAAACACTAAGCTATACAACACCAACTCAAAAGATCATTACAGTTGACCCATATGTACAAAGTGGTAAAGCTTACAATGTAAAGGTAGAAAATACAACAACAGAAGAACAAGCTACATTAACTTCTCAAAAATGGATAGAAATTAGAGAGATAAGAAATCAAATTTTAAAGGATACTGATTGGAGAGCTAGCAGTGATCTCACTTTATCCGATGATTGGAAAAAATATAGAAATGACCTTAGACAAATTCCACAAACACAAACAGACCCATTTAATATTACTTGGCCTACTTCTCCTAGTTAGTTAAAAAATATTATTTAGTTTGATTTGTTAATTGTCGTGTAAATAAACCCATAGTTAGATATAAAGGGGTCAATGCCATAATTCCTGTAAAAGTTATAATAGTAACAGGTACTAAAGCTTTTAAAAACGCCTCTTTAATCATATGTATAGAAAAATTATTGATTCTTTATCAATCTTATCGTTCATACTTACAAGTTCAACCCTTATAGCAGCTGGCATTAGTTACAAGTATTTAAGTTCAAATCAATTCAAAGAAAAATTAAAGAAACAACTAATGGAAAACGTATCTGAACTTATGCCAAAAGTATTAGATGAAGGTCTACCTGATATAACAGGAACCTCTATACCTGATAATAATTGGACAGTACCAAAACTTTAATCATATATGAATAGCAATATTATTAAAGGAATATCAGTAAGTCTCGGAACTGTTTTAGTTGCTTCTAACTTTTATACAATTAATCTTTTAAGTAAGAAGTCTAATTTGCCAATTTTTGATTTACCTGTAAGCAAATACTCTACATATGAAATAGAAGCTAATAAAGATAGCTATAAGATAAAACATCGTATGCATGATCCAAGAATTATAGCTTCTATAGAGAATGTACGAAAACCCGCTGGATTTTTAAGTGCGAGCAAAAAAATATCGATAAAAGAAGTTCAAAGAATTGCAGGTGAAAAGGATGTAACTATTGTCAATAATGGTGAACTTACAGCAAAACAAATAGCTTGTATAAAAGAAATATCAAAAGGTGAATCTACAGGACAACTTATTGGAACGTCAGTAGCCACTGGAACAGGTTTATCTAGTTCTTTGGCTAATGTTCCTATTGTCGGCTGGTTCTTATCTGGGTTTGCTACTAATACAGCTAGAAGAGAAGGCGGTAAGATTGGAGGTAATATGGCCTCTGACTACAACGATTGTTAATGCCTACGATTAAAATACCTGAGATAAAAATACCAAAAATAAATATCCCAGAAACACCATATGTACCTGAAACTGTATTGGTAGGAGAAAACCCTGCGTGTGATTTAACTAATAGAGATATAGAACTATCAGAAAATCCAACTATAATTTTTCATGGCAGAAAGGCTTACGCTACTTGTCCTAATGGTCAAGCAATCGCTGGTACACAACCAATTAAAGTACAACCAAAAGCTAAAACATTTAGACCTATTGTTTATGATGCACAAGACACTATAGAAACTGAAGGGACATATAATTTTCAAAAAAAAGCATCTGCTATAAATTTAAATTTAAAAAATAAAGAAGAAAATGCACAACCTGAGTTGCCACCTTGTCCTGATTTATCCAGAGTATTACCAGTTGGAAGTTTTACATCAGATCTACGCACCTCAAGAATTAAAGAGTATATTAGGGCAGATAATGGCTATGATTGTGTACCGATTCTTGAAGAAGTCACTTTTATTAAATCAGTATTACCTACACCTGCTGCTGCCCTTAATGTTGTTACTATTAGCCTCTTGGCTGCGAGTAGCCCATTACTTTTACCTCTTATAAAAGGATTGTCTAAAACAGCTTTTAAGAAAATTTTTGCTAAATTTAATAAAGGCAAGGATAATTAACCCGTTAACTTGCCTATTTTATATTTATAGATAAAATAAATATGAATTCTAAAAATAAATTAGCCACCTTTATTTTGAGGTGGTTTTTTAATTTTATGAGTGTGTGGGATAACTTGATTTGGAACGGTAGTTAATACAATATTTCTACAACTAACAGCATCTTCACCTACAAATTTTATACCCTCCTTTAACATGGTCGAACATAGCTTTGCACGATTAAGATTAACCTCTAAACGCTTTGCATCAAGTAAAAACTCCTGATACTTCCTATAAGTTTGGGCTGCTTTTAAACACTCATCATCGAATCTTTTTCCTAATGGTACTTGGATACTAATAGTAGCTCCATATGAGAAATTATGATTTATCTGGTCTAACCTTTCCTGTTCTGCTATGTAGAGTATTTCACCAGGATTTGTTAGTTGGCCAGTTTCGCTATCTTTTGCTTGGTTATATATATTTGTTTTTTGTACGGTGCTTCTTGGTGTGTTGTAATATTCTCCTTTTGTTATGAAAGGATT